TGCTTCTTGCCTGTCCCTCGCCAGCGCCTCGTAGTAAGGGCGGAGCTTGGCTGCAATCATTGCCTTCTGGTCGGTGCTGAACTTCTTCGCGTGTAGATTGTTTGCAGTAACATATGCCAGGACATGCTCCGGCTCGATATCCACAACCTCAAAAAGGGATTGCGTAATTGAGATAGCAAGCAACCTGTTCCGCCCGTCGATCAAAAGATTTGTTCCCTTTTCGCGCATCAACTCGCTGGCGACTCCGTTCTCTTGGATGTGATCGACCAACTCCCAGAACTCATCGTCTGGCTTCATTGGGAATGCGCTTGCGATCGGGTGGACTCCATCAAACTCTGGATAATCGCCGATAATATCTTCAATTTTAGGGATGATCTTCATACGGTTAGTTCAGGTTGATTCATTTGCTCGCGTTCTTTTGCTGTTAAAAAAAGTTCTTGGATTTTTTCTTGAAATGCTTTTGGCTGTCGCGTTATCGAAAAAGCCGATACTCCGTTCGGCCAGTGCTTACTTCCGGCCCTTACGCTATCGGCTTGGAACTCTTCAGCCCACTTCAAGGGGAATGCCGCAAGATACGCCCACTGCGATTCGTCTCTATTAAGGGACATAACCATAATATCATGGTATCGATTTCGGGCATTGATGGTCAAATTAACCACGTGCAACCAACCTTTTCGGTCCTCAATCGGCATGCGCTTTACGCCACCAACATTGCATCCAAGTGTCATCAAAAAAAGCGTGGTCGGCGTAAACGAGCGTATTAATTCTGGCGTTACTGGTAGTGTGCTCACACTGTTAGGGTCGGCGTAAACGAAAACGCCGTCACTTGGTTTTGTTCCAATATCTGCCAGAGTAATCCCTTTGCTATCATAGTTAAAAATTTGAATATTTGGTCTATTTCCGTATCGTAATAGCAATCGAGCGTAGGTTGTAGTTTCGCGTTCAAAAAGATACGCGGTGCGCTTCAGGGTATCAGAACCGAAAAATACTGATGTTGTATGTCGATCGGCAATCGCTGGCGATGAACTGTATAGATCGAGTCCTGTTGCTGCACCGTCTCCAGCACACATGTCAAGCACCCGGATAGTTTCGCCGCATGGTGTCTTTCCTGTTGCCGCTGCGCCAATCATTTTTCCGAGCATGAAACGATACAACCAGTGCTTGTATGGCGTGCGGCTTGATTTTCCGACTAATGTTTGTTTTCTCATAATTTTTGCTGCGCGTATCCCGCCGCGCCCCGGTAACTGCGGTTTAGACTAAAACGGAATCTCGTCTCCGTCTTCTTCGGTTACGACAGGCTTTTTCTTTTCGACCGGCTTGGACTTGCTAGCCAAGAACCGCTCGCGCTCGTCTCCGAAAATCCAACGCTCGATGCAGTTAAATTTGTGGTCGGGGTTTGTCTGCCCCGGCTCCTCGCCGATCAGGGCCACTCCGACCTCGCCGATCAGGTCGATCGCCTCGACATTGATGTCCTCGCCGGGCACCGTAGCCTGTCCGATCGACGCTAGGAACGTATCGATCTTCCACGCGGCCTTAGCAGTAAATACTAAATGATCCCAGACCTCTGGGCCTGCGGAGCCGTCCGGCATCAGGATTTTGCACACGAGTTTGATCATGGCATTTCCGTTTTGACTCGTCTTGTCGGTTGCATTTGCAACCTCCATCTTGTAAACGCCAGGCTCTACAAAGTAGAGTCCGGCCTGTTTTAATTCGCTTGATTTGTATGTTGGCATTTTAGTTTTTCTTTTTGGTTTGGATCATGGCTTTTGTGCCTGGTGCTGATTTGATCAGGCTGTGTGGGTTCTCGATTTGCAGCTCCTGCGCAAATTCGAGAAATTGTTCGACCGACATTTTCCCGCCACCGGCGAGAAAAGCGGTTAGCGGATCGAATTGACCAGCGACCATCAGTGCGGTCTTTGGCTCGATATATTGCTTGTCTTTCGGATTTGTTAGCTTCCATCCGTCGATCTGCTCGCCTGCCTCCAGCCGCGCACTGAGCGCCTCTGTGAGCGGGTCTCCAAATTCTTTAACGAAGAATTTGTATCGACTCACGAAGTCCGCGTGTTGATGCGGATCGGCAAGGATTCGGTCGCGGATGATGGTGAGCGAGTCTTTGTTGACAGAGGCCACCTCGGCCAACGCCGCTTTGCTCTGGACGACCAGAGCAGAGCAGGTGTCCTTGTTGGCACACCAGTCGCAGTATTCGCAGGGCGTTGGCTTAGCGTGCACCCACGTTGCCCGGTCGATTGCTCTGCGCGTGATCTTCTCAGCCTCCTCGATCGTAAACTCGTAGGTGCGCACGAGCCTTTGATCTACATAGATGATGTGAGCAACCCAGTAGTCGACAAAATATCTCTCCATACAAGCCCAGCTGTAAGCCGCGGCCTGTGCGAGATAATCTCGCACTTGGCCCGTCTTTACATCTGCCAGCCACCCACCGGCCACGCAGAGCGCATCCGCGGTGCCAACCCTGCTCAAGGCAGGGACAGACATTGCAAGGTGCGTCTCGCGGCACTCCATGTCGTGGTCGCCAGCTAATTCGAGTAGCTTGCGGACTCCCCACATCACCGTCTCCTTTTCCTCCTCCGGCATCGGCTCGTGATCCATAATAATGTGGATTCGGTCGCGTATCCACCGATCGACTCGCGTCCCGCGCTCCGCAGCCGGACTTGTCGTCCACTGCGAGACGTAGACCGGGCAGCCGTCCAGCTTTGGCAGCATACTTGGCGATAGCTCTTTCATTTCGCCTCCGCTGTGAGGTCGTGAAACGCCGCCACCGTAGCCAGAAACTTCGGCACATCCTGCCGGATACGCTCCAGCACTCGGTCGGATGCCTCTGTCCAGTCCTGCTCGGCTGTTATCTGCTCCTTGGCCCGGAGAAATGATGTCGCTGCATCGCCGTGCTTGGCGACCTCGATCGTCCAATCCTCGATTTTGCAGATGGTCGGTGCTAATGCCGGTGCTGGTGCCGCCTTTGCGACTGGGAACAGGTGAGAGACGCTGGCCCATTCGAGCGGCAGCTCCTCCGCCAGCCCGCTGCGGGTCTTCGCGTCGTAGGCCGCGCTGTGTGTCGTTAGCAAGATCCGCTCCTTGCCGCCGATGCCCTTGCCCTTGCCGGTGTCGGTGGTGCTGACCTTGGTCTTGAAACGCAAGAACCAAAGCTCGTCCGCGAACTCCTTGAGCAAAGGCGAGCTTTGCTTGCTGAGTTTAAGTTCGTAGCGATCGTAGGCTGCGAGTGCATCTGGTGCCTCGAACCGCACGATCTTGCTGTGAGCGATCAAGACGACATTCTTGCCGGCATCGATGAGTGCATCGACGCTCGTGAGCATCCGCGACATTCTTTCCGCGACCATGACCCAGCCTTTGCCAAAGCCGAAGTCCTCGATGCTGGTCTTCTTGCTGCTTGCCAGCAAGTCCTCGACGCAGAGCCGCTCTGCCCAATCCGCGCTGTCGATAACGATGGTCTGGTAGTCGGTGGCTTTAGCCTCCGACAGTGAGTCGGTGAGTTGTTTCCAGCTGCCGATGTCGCACCGATCGACATTTAAGTGGCTGGTGCCGCCCTCGATGTCGAGAAAGAGCGGGGTTGGGAACTGCGCTGCGAAGGTCGATTTGCCGACCGACTCCACGCCGTAGAGCACTACGCGCTGGGCGCGTTGTTGTTTGCCTTTTGTTATTTTCATTTGTTATTGATTTTTTTGATTTCGTTGAATAATGCGCCGAACTCAAATAGTTCAGCGAGTTTTGAATACCTAATTTGAAATGCCTTCAGTTCACTTTTTGCATTTTCGATAACCTGCCTTGTGGCCTCTGCATCGTCCATGATGTCGCTCATTAGGATAAAGCTTCCTCGTTTTGCGCTGTCGATGGTTCCATCTGGCTCGACGTGTTTGATCGGCCAGAAGGCACGAACCGTCAGGGTTTTGTTTTCGGCTGTAATGACCTCCACCTTGATCCTGCGAATAAGATCGTAGGCCTGTGCCTCCCGCCATTTTATTGCGGCCTCCGTGTCATCCCATTCGAAATACTTGTGCAAGCTGCTGAGTGGGTTTGCTGCCTCCGTCAAGAGCGTTCGCGGATTTAGTCCTGCCGGACGATTCGCGATTGCCTCTAACTGTTTTTTGATTTCATCGTTTTTCGATTCGATCTCGTTGTCTTCCTTTATCAGTTTCATTTTCTATTTTGTGTTTTTGGTTTGTTGTTTTGCGATCAATTTATACCCCGCTCTATCGCTGCGGTTTGTGCTGTGCCTGCCGTGCCTGGCCGCGCCGGGCCCAGCCAGGCCGCGCCTTGCCTGCCTCGCCTTGCCCGGCCT